TACCAGGATACATGTACATTATCGATGTTAATGGGGACATTCAATCAATTGAAACAATTGCTCCGGAATATATTAAACAAAAATGCAATAGCAAATACGTTGCTAGCCAACACATACAATTATATAAAACATACATATGAAAACACAAATTATAGTTCATTTAATGCCATATGAAATTGATTGGTTTGAATGGCAATCGAAACAACTTAAAATAAGTAGTCATTATCTAGATTCCGATGATCACGTAACATTAGATATAACTTTAAATTTAAACTTTGTAGATTGGGAAAATTCAAAAATACCAAAAGAATTTTTCATAGAAAAGTTTAATCATTGTATCAATACCTGTTTTGATTGGTGCACCGTTATATCAGATATTAATATCGATGAAACGTGCATGGGGTGTGCAGATAAACGTAGACATAGTATACGAACATATAAAGATGTAGACGCATTTATTTATTTAGATGCCGATTTAATCTTTTCGCCATTAACATTAAAATTATTATTAGATTCAGCTAAACACGTTAATAATGATTATTTTATAATCTCTCCACAGATTCCAAAATTGTGGGATGATTCTTGGAATGTTTTAATGAATTCATCATATTCAAATTTTCCATGGGATAACAAAACATTTATAGATCCATATACCGTTATAACTACGATGTATGGAAATCCTTTGTTAAAACCAATACCAACTTTTAAATTAGGCGGTGGCTGGTTCAATTTAATATCTGCAAATTTACTTCAATTAATAGATTTGCCAGATTCATTTGGATCATATGGACCAGATGATACATTTTTAATGTATGGGGCTCAAATCTTAAAACACGCCAACTTGGATGTACAACAATGGGTAGTTGAAAATTTAGTTGTTTCCGAAAATCATAAGTATCGATTAAATGCATATGGTAATTTATTAGTTAATACCAATGATAGAAATCAATTTCGACAAGAATCGGATAGTAAATTAATCGACGAAGTTCAAAAATTACAAAGTAAATACTTAAAATGAAAAATAACATATCACTACTAGTAGGATTAAAAAATAATTTAGACTACAACAAACATTTTTACGAAACAACTCGAGAACTATATCCGGATGTGGAACTATGTTTTGTAAGTTATGGATCAACTGACGGAACGCATGAATGGTTAGATTCATTACGTGATAAATACGTACGATATTTCTATTCCGAAGAAAATAAAACATTTTCTGATACATTTAATATGGCAGCAACTATTGCTACTAGTGATTACGTAGCATATTTGCATAATGATATAGTATTAGGTCCAAAGTTTTTAGAAAATTTAGAAAAACATGTAGCACCCAATCGAATAGTGTCGTATACCACAATAGAACCGCCTATATTCGGTGATCATACTCGTCCTGGTAAATTGATATTCGATTTTGGACAGTCATTGGAAACGTTCTCTAAAGACTTGTTCCGCGAGTATTGTGAAATCGAACATGCACGTTATGAAGACAAAACGGAGCCAGGTATTACGTTTTTTATGTGTATGCCTAGAAAAGAATTGTTAGAAATTGGAGGATTAGACCCGCTATACAATCCAATGTTTTGTGAAGATGATGATTTAATACGTAGATGGAAAATGTTAGGAATGGAATGTTTTACAGCATTAGATGCAATGTGTTATCACTTCGTATCCAAAACATCTCGTTTTTCAGAAGAATATGAACGAAGAACTCAAGCAATCGAATTAGCATCCAATCGAAACTATATCAGAAAGTGGGGCAGTAAAAGCAACGCGCCTAAATACAACATTGCATTCGTAGTACACAATTGCACACTTCCGGTATTAGAAGCATTAGAACCATGGTGCGATAGAATATACATAGAAGATGAAATGGAAGTGATTGTCAATGCATATATTGAACGAGAACAACCTAATACTCGATACGATTTAAGAACTCGAGTATTACACATCAATCAAAACGTTCCGAATGATGAAAATGATATCATAGTTGCATTTGATGTGAAACGTATTACAAATACGGATTTTCAATACATACAACAATTACCGGAAATTCTAGCTGCAGATAGTTTACTTTCAGAGTTCAATCAGCCTGGAGAAACATTTGCGTTAGGTAATTTGTTAATTACTATATGGTCTGCGGAAACATATGAAAAAAATCTAATTAAATGTAAGTAAACCATATTTATACATAGATAATAATAGTTTACTAACATAAAACCACAGAACCATGCAAAGAATGAAGACAATTCCATTAATAGCATTTTCGTTTACGACAGCAATCTCATTCGTTTGTTCATATTTTTACAATTTAACGATGGATAATTTTGAACAATATTTATCCGTACTAGCAGTTGTATTACTCGATGGATTTTTCGGCGTAATGGCTGGAATCAAACGTGAAGGATTTTTAACCTTTAAAGCATTAAAAGTTTTAAGAACTGCAGTTGTTTGGGTGATATTCACTACGGTATTGTTAACAGTAGAAAAAGGATTTGCTGGAACTAGTTGGTTGAGTGAAACTATACTTATACCATTTATTGTATTTCAGATAATCAGTGCATTGAAGAATGCATCAATGATAGGATGGATTCCATCGCCACTATTAAATCAAATATTAGATAAAATTGACTTCCACAAAGGGGAGCGTCAAACAAAAAAAGAAACGGAGTTATGAGTTTAGATTTAACAAAAATTAAACAAGTTCCATTAGCAGAATCACAATACTTCAAACAAGAAGTTGCAAAGAAACAAATTGTATTGCATCATACCGCCGGTAATTCATCAGGCGTTGCTACAATTAGCAATTGGAACACAGATGACCGCGGCCGCATTGCAACTTGTGTAACTATATCAGGTCCAGGCAATCGAACAAGTCCAGATGGCGAAATTTGCCAAGCATTTAGTTCACGCCATTGGGCATATCATTTAGGTGTTAAACAAGAAGTATTTCGTGCATACAAAGTACCATATGTAGAATTAGATAAACATTCAATTGGTATTGAAATTTGCAATTGGGGACAATTAGAAAGTCGCAACGGTAAATTTTATAACTACGTTGACCGCGAAGTTCCGGCTGATCAAGTAACTGAATTACCTTTAGCTTACAAAGGATATCGTTACTTCCACAAATATTCGGATGCACAAATTGAATCAACCCGTCAATTATTAACATATTGGAAAAATATGTATAAAATTGATTTAACTTACAATTACGAGCAAATGTTTGCTGTGAATACCAAAGCACTTCGAGGCGAAAATGGATTGTATTCACATAACAGTTATCGTCGAGATAAAATTGACATATATCCATGTCCCCGAATGATTGCCATGTTAAACACTTTGTAACAAATACATTTAAACGCCATGAAATATAATTTACAAGAAAATAAAGTTTTGATGACGCGACTATTAACAGAAGCGTTAGTTAAATCAAAAGCCGATGAATTTCCGGGATTCGAACCTGACGCAAAGTGGTCTGGTCCGTTTGCTAAATATGAAGAAAAGCTAAAAAAGATTGGTGCACGACCATATCCATTGCCATTTGCAACACAAGCTGGAAAAAAAGCGATATGGGAATTGCAAGTTGGCGACGATATTATGGATTTCTTCGAAAATGGTACAGCATATTCTACTAATCAAGGAATTGAATTCATATATGGGGAAAGCCCAAAATATAAAGGCATTACGATATATGATAAATCAGACAAAACTAATATTAAAGGCGCAATTGAATTAAAAAATGGAAAACCAACGTGGACACCGGTTTCTGCAGAAGACAAAACAAACACCGAAGAATCTTGGGTTGATTATTTGCAATTAGCGTTAGATGTAGTGGGACTAATTCCTGGATTTGGTGATATTGCTGATATTATAAATGCTGCGATTTCTTTTGGCCGAGAAAATTGGCTCGAAGGATTTTTAAGTTTAATCGGTGCTATACCAGTAGTAGGATCTGCAATTGCTATACCACTTAAAGTGGCTCTTAAAGGATTTCGAAGAGCCGGCGATGCATTAGCACTTGCATGGCGCGGAAGAAAATCAGCTGACGAAGTTTGGTTATATATTAAAAATAAAGGAAAACTAAACAGAAGAGAAATGGAAATGTTGGTCGAAGGAATGGGTGACGTTGCGGACTACATGAATCAATTTAGAAAATCAGCTAAATGGGCATTACCAGACAGCGCATATAAAGCATTAGGTGAATTTGCCGACTTTATGAAGAAAAATGCTGACGGCGCAGACGACATATTACTTAAAGCTAGCGATAATGCGGCTAGCGCCGGAAAACGAGGTAGCATCTTAAGAGTTAGAAAAGAATTGAATCAACTAGGCGGTTTAAAAAGATTCTTCGGTGGTGGTGTAGTTCGTAGATTAAGAAATACATTTACTACAGCATTAGGTCCAAATGAATTAAAAGCGTTGAAAAGTGCTATGAATCTCAAATTTGCAAAAAATATGAATAATCCAGCTAAATTGAACGTATTGTTGCAAACTAGTCCAAATCAAGTTGAATTATTAACAAATATTGGTAAAGATTTAGGTTCGTATTTAAACAAATTGCCAAAAGCCGAAGCAGAAAAGATAGCTAAAGATTGGAAACAATACGAAGATTGGATTACATGGAAACCTAATTTTTCACCAGCAAAAATTAGGCAAAAACAACTTGAATATTTAAAAACGAACGTACCTGATGTGTATAATTCGACGATGAACAAGATAATTAGAAATGCAGAAGATATTAAAAATCCAATGTATGTACAATTCATGAACAACGAAGTAAATGCATTAGGAACATATTTTGGTAGCGATTATGCAACTTCGGCAATAATTGCAACAGCTAGAGACCGTTGGTCAAATTACGTACCAGTTATATACAATGAAATGAGTGATATAGGTGAAGATGCGTTAATGGCAGCTGGCATCGAAACTAAAGATGATGTTAACGGATTATTTTATCCAGCATTGAAATCTGTAATAAATATTGGCGGGTACGCAGGTGACATGATAACACCAACAGTTACAGCCGGCGTTGAAACTGTTAAAAGCATTCCGATTATCGGCGCCACTATTAATACAGCTGCCGATGCATTAGGAGCAAATGCCGGTAAGGAATACGATCCAAATGTTAAATTTAAAATCGTATCAGACGAAGATCCTAGATTGCAACAACAGAAAAAAGAAAAACAAAAACGAATTCAACAAAATAAAAGCTGGTTTTAATCATGATAAACGAATATGAAACGCAAAGTACATTGAATCCAAAGCTTTGGGATGGTGTTACGCTTAAACCAAAGTTGCGATTGAAATTCGTTAAGATTGCAAAACATTTTTATGATTTTTTAGATATCAATGTACCAATATTGGACATAATTTTAATAGGTAGCAATGCCAATTACAATTGGACGGAACATAGTGATATTGATTTGCATGTTGTAATTGATTATGGTGCCGTAGATAAAAATTTACATCTTGTTAAAAATTACATGATGGCAAAAAAATCATTGTGGAACGCAAATTATCCGTTAACATATCAAGGCATGGCTATTGAATTGTATGCACAAGATTCCAATGAAGAATTGCATTCAACGGTTGGAGAATATTCATTGGCACATGATAAATGGATCAAACAACCATCGGCTGACGTAATCACAATTGATGATGATATAATTGACCAAAAAGCACAACCAATTGAATATGCAATCGATGCATTGCAACCAGAAGACCCGCAATTGCATATCAAAATACAAACCATATTGTTGCAATTACGCAGAATGCGTGAAACCGGTTTAGAAGCCGAAGGCGAATATTCCATTGAAAATTTAGCTTACAAGAAGCTACGTAACGCCGGCTATTTAGAACGTTTAAAGAACATGTTACAAACAAATACAATGAATCAATTAACAGTAGAAACTGTAGCAGATGTTACCAAACCCACATCGCACGTTGATTTATTAGCAAGTCACATGAAACGCAAACAAATAATGTCGGAAACGGATTGGAATACCATAATGCAACATACAGATGCTGTAGAAGATCCACGTGGTCAATGGGAACATCCGGGACGTTGCACCATGATTCCTAGCAATCGCATAACGATGCAACGCGTTGCATATCCGGTATTAGGAATTGACGATACGGGTTTCTCAAAAATATTGCATCCAGAACAACAATATACATTTCCAGGAACTCGAGTATTTGAAATACCGATGAACGGACAACAACAAACTTTGTTGATGCAAATCAGAAATGCATTAACGGATTGGAATAACGTATGAGTACAAGTCGAGGATTGGGCGATGATATTAAGCAAATAACATCGGCAACGGGCTTAGATCAAATTGCAAAACAAATTGCAAAAATATTGAATACCGACTGCGGTTGTGATGATAGGCAAGAGTGGATGAATGAGCAAACAAAGAATTGGCCGATATATAAAAAAAGGAACATAAATGGCAATAATAAATAAAACAGGTATTACGGATGGTGGTACTATACAATCAGAACATGTAACCCGAGCTATAGATGCATTAAGTGGCGTATCAACAGATACAATAATTGCAACAGGTTCTTTCTCCGGATCTTTTAAGGGAGATGGTTCGCAATTAAGCGGTGTGTCAGCAGGATTTCCATATACCGGTAGTGCTAGAATAACTGGCTCATTAACCGTTACTGGCTCTTTAATAGTTACCGGATCTGTTACTCTAAGAAATGGATTAATAACAAGTGGATCTAATCTGTTTGACGGACCAGTAACTGTAACTGATGATGTAATGATAACAGGTTCACTTACATATTATTATGCATCTGGCTCGATTGATGGTTTACTCGATAAAGCTAGTACGTTTTTTGCATATGGTGAGATTATTTCCGGCGATACATCTCAAGCAACTGCTAGTTCTTGTTCGGCGATGTATTTAAACGCCGGCGGCGATTGGAAAAAACTAGAGCAATCATCATATGATGTAAACAAATTTCCATTAATGGGAGTTGCATTGAATAGCA